TAAATTTAAAGTCACCTTTCTTTATGAAGTTACTAATACGAGCATACTTATCGCCCATACGAATAACAGAACCTTGCCAAGCAGGTATGCCAGATAATTCTGACAATCTAAAATTGGCAAAGATATCCTCATTCGCACCATAATCATGTCGCTTCTTATCATGCAACTCTTTGATTACGTCTATGATTTCATAAAATCTTTTACTTTGTTTATTCATTACCTATCTTTCCTAATGTCAAATGTTTAACAACTCCTCCATTTGGTGCCCATTGTTGGGTCTTTTGTTGCATTTTTGCTATCTTCATAGCGTCATCTTCAAAGACCTCTTCGGCTATAATACTTCCTGTTGGTCGTTCAATCACTAACCAACGAACTTTCTTATTTCGTTTGCTCATCTTAACATCATACTTTAAGACTTGCTTTTTTGTTCTTGCCATCTATTTCACCAATTGTATATCAGTTGCTGTTTGTTTACCTTTGTGTTCAGTTAATTCATACTGAACTGCCTGACCTATGTCAAGTTGTGTTATGTTTGCTTTTTCTAAAGCTGATATGTGTAAGAAAGCATCCTTACTACCATCATCAGGTTTAATAAAACCATAACCCTTCTTTGGGTCAAACCATTTAATAGTTCCTTGTGCCATTGTCCTCCTTTCTAAACTTTGAAGTCAGAAAACTGACCTAGTTTTTTGTTAAATTTATTAGTTGATGAATCCTTTTGACCACTATCAACTAAATCTGTTTGTGCGGATTGTTCTACATCATACAATCTCATCTTTGACCTATCAACACCAACAATAAATTTTCTGTTAAGTGTAGGGTCATTGTATCTATTCTTTAATTGTTTAACCATTATCTGGTTCTTTTCTTCTAATTCTTCACTTGATATTAAGGCAAACATAAAATCTGCTGTTGCAGGTAAACCAAAACTTTCTGATGTATCTTCAAGACCTACATCACTACTTACAAAACCACCTCTTGTTGTTTGAGTAGCAGAGAAAACTGGTATGTCATTCTCAACTGCAAGACCTCTTAATTCTTCAGCGATTGCTTTGATGTAAGTATAACTATTAACATTCGCACCTGCTTTAAATCTAGCAGATGAGCATATATTTAAATAGTCAACAAATATGATATCTGGTTTAAATGATTTCTTTAGTGCCAACTCACTAATTAAATTTTTGAAATGTGCCACAGAAGCAGAGGCAGTTGGATATTCTTTGATGATTAAAGTACCTGTTGTTTTGTTTTGTAATTTATTAATTTTAGTTTCATACATTTGATATGGTAATTCTTCTAAATCACTCATACCTACATTCAATAAGTTAGCGTCTATTCTTTCAGCAATACGTTCTTCAGCCATCTCTAAAGTAATATACAAAACATTTTTACCTTGTAATAAAATAGAAGAAGCTAAATGTGTCATAAACAAAGTCTTACCTACACCAGTACCTGCAAGACAAATATTCAAAGTTTTATTTGGTATACCACCTCTAGTAATCTTATTAAAAAACTCTAGGTCTAATTCTAATCTTTCTTCTTTCTTCTTATAAAAATCAAATCGTTCTTTAGTTTCTATGAGATAATCATGCCCTACTTTTTGGTCAAACGATACACCCAAAGCACCAGATAATAATTCTGGCAAATATTCTGGCGTATGTGTTTTATCTTTACCTTCGATTATGTGAATACCATTTAGTATGGCGTTATGTATGGCACGGTCTTTACAAAATTTTTCAGTTGTTTCTACTAGCCAATTTTCATCAACTGGTTCTTTGTTTAATGTAGATAATATATCTGTTATCTTTTTATACTCATCTTCATTAATATTTTTATTACTATTGATTTCAATAGACAAGGATTCTTTTGTAGGAAGATTATTATACTTATTAATAAACTTATAGATTTCTGTAAATAATATGCCTTCTAATTTATCAGCAAAATATTCTTCTTTAATAAATGGTAAAACTTTTCTAGCATAAGCTTCGTTATGTAGTAAATTTTTAAGTGCTGTTCTTTCTATTCTTTCCATCAAGTTCCTTTTTCTCTTTTAAGTTATCATCTAACAATACCACAAGTATATCACCAATATGATTAATAAATTCTTGACTATCAATATCTGCGTCTATCATATTTTCAATCACAGTATAGTCAAACTTCATTGGCAACATTTCACCTACCTTTTCGCTTTCAGGTGCAAATCCTACTTTACCATATTTGTAAACTATACCTGCATATGGCCCACTAATTAACTTTATCGCTGTAAAGTCCTCACCAGGCTTCTCTACAAATACATAATCTTCTTGGTGTTTAGGATTGGTCGTCTTGTGTTTCTTCGGATATTTCAACTACATCTCCATACTTAAATTCTTTCTTAGCAGCTTCATCAAGTTTTTCTAACACATCTTTTGTAAAGTATTTTGTTGGATCATTATTAATAGTTTTACCAAACGTTTTACTACCATCTGGCAATTCTATTCTTGTTGATACTGCTTTGAATATATTATGTTTTAGTGCTAAATCTAATAAGCCATAGTGTCTATCTAAACCTTTGTCATATGTTAATCTAACATCTACCACTTTGTTTTCTTTTGTTAATCTGGATTTATAGTTTTTACAATGAATTATATTACCTATGATTTCTGTGCCATCTTTTTCTTTTCTCTTAGAAAGATAGACGATGGAACTAGCCGCATATTTGAGACCAGAACCACCACCCATTTCTTTTTGAGGGAACATACTACCGACAACATCATAAGTATGGTTAGTGATTACTAGAGGAACTTTTGCCTTACCTAGTTTTAATGTTAATACTCTAAAGGCAGCTTTAACTATTTGTGCCCTTGTCATATCTTTAGTTTCTTTACCTGCTTGTGTATCTTCCATTTCTTTTGTAGTTGATAACATACCTAAACTATCTAATACTAATAGTAGTGGTTTTCTATCAGCAGGGTCTTGAGCAATATACTTGTCTAATACTTGTATTGCTTGATGTCTAAATTCTTGTACAGTAGTCACAGGCATAATTACCATACGGCTACTATCTATTTCTCTTTCTTCAATTATATCTTTTGTAACAGCACTTTCACTTTCAAAAAATATTACACCACCATCTGGATTCTGGTCAAGAAAATTCTTACACATACCTAATACAAAGAAAGTTTTACCTGTTGCACTTTCACCTGCGATGGCAGTTATCTTATTTGCTGGTAGACCTCTATGAATACTACCGCCTAATAATGCATTGAATATATAAGAACCTGTATCAATAAAATCTGTTACGTCACCTGACGCACCGTCTGATACTAAACTAGCATATTCATTACCAGTTTCTTTTATAATATCTTTTAGAAAATCACTCATTTTTTGTTACCTCAACTTTGTATTCTTTGTTGTTTTCTTTTGTCTGCCTGAAATTATCAGCATATTCTTTTTCTCTTTTTTTACCACCTTCCATACCATCAGTATAAATGGAATCTAGTTCCCATTCACCTTTCTTGCCATTGGTTGTTCTGGAGTAAACTGTTACTGTCATATATGTTTTTATTATACACTATATATAAATTAAAGTCAAGCGAAGAAATCATCTAAAGTTGCCTTTCGGGATGCTTTAAATAAATCTAAACTATCATCACCAAAACACCAAACATTTTCTATAAACATTTTATTCATAAATTCATTTAGCTCTTCTTTAGTTTTAAATTTAGTTTTACCTTGTGGTCGTTGCATAATTCTCATACCAATCTGACCTAAAAATTTATCTTTAAACTTATCAACTAATTCATCACCAGAACGATATCGAACACCCTTAATTTTAGGATCCATAATATTAACAAACATAAATCTGGATACACCCATAGTTTTTTCTGCGACTGGTAAATAAAAATCATCACGCCATTTATCATATTCATTGAACTTATGCCATGATTGATCCTCTTCATATTCACCACCTTTATTATATTCTTCGGTAGAGAAGTATGGTGGACTTGTAAATGCAACATCTATATTTGGTAGTTTATGATATGGTAAATCTTCAGCACCACATCGCCATATCTGAACTTTTTTAGGCTTCTCTAAAAATTTATTATAAGTTGCAATCTGTTCCTGATATCTTTGATATGTGTTAGGATTAGGATCACAACCATAATATTCTTCAGCATCTGAAGCAAAGAAACCTGCAAGTCTATCACCCCAACCACAACTTGTATCTAAAACTGTTTTAGCATTTGTAATATCATAAATTGCTTTTGCAACAACTGGTTTAAATTGTGTTGCAATATATGTGCCTAATCTAAATGCCGATATATAACTCTTTTCAGTTAATGCACCACCAATTAGTTTTTCTGTTTCAGTACCATCTAATTCTTTGATTGTTGTTTTCTGAACACCATTGATACCTCGCCATATAGGACCCATACATTTCCATATGTCTTTTGCTGTACCTGTTTCCCAAACTTCTTTAGGTGCTCTAAAGCCATAACTGCCACATGCCAATCTTAAATCTTGCATAAAATAATTTGAAACATCATTGTAAGTGCTAGGACCATTGATTAGACCTATGCCATATTGACTATATGGATATTTGTAGTCATCATATTTTTCAAAGACTTCTTTTTCAACTTGTTCTTTCGGTATGCAAATAGAACTAGTATCAAATTTTTGTAAGTCAAAAAAACAACTTCTCATATCATCTTTAGTTATTTCTTTGAGAGGAAATACTGGTCTTTCGTTTGCAATATACTCAGATAGTGTAGCTCTAAATGTATCCTTACCGTAGGTTTCGTTCAGTTTTTCGAATGACTTGTTATCTAATACAACTAGTTTATCGTCCCTAGCCGTCGCTATGAGATGGTCATATAGTGATTTATCGTAGTTTTCTAACATATTAAAAGAATCCATCTAATGTTGCTTGTTTTTCAAAGTTCCAACCGATTGCATTAACAATAAATCTAAGTGGTTCTAAAAATGACTTATCAAACTGTTCATCATAATCAATATAGTTATGTAACCCAAACTCTTTTGGTAACTGAGCAGGGAATGATATGATATTTTCTCTCAACGGATTGGGTTCTTTTAAAAAGATAAACTTAATTTTATCTGCTTCATTTATCTTTTCATACTTTCTTAATTTACTTTTCTTTAGTAAGTCATTATATAATAATGAACCTCTTACATGAATCGGACATGACTTCTTATAGATATCAGTTGTTGAACTATACTTTTTTAAATTATTACATGAACGAGGAAAAGCAATCTCATGTGGCATTAACTTTTTAAAATGAACTCTAAAATCATCAATAAATTGTATCAAGGCATTCTCATCTTTACTCATAATTACTTTTAGAGCTTCTTTAATTTTTGCTCTACAAGGGGCAGGTGTTGAACTCTTAACCGCTTCTATGCCCATAATTTTTAGTTTAGGTTCTTTTAATTCAACACCTTCTTCATTGAAAACATTTAAGATATATCTTTTCTTAGCAGTCCATATACCTTTGTTAGCAATAACTTCTCTTTTCATAAACATTTTTTGCTCATACGCATTTACATATTTAGCAAGTCTATCATAACTCTTATCAATAATTGGTTGTAATTTTTCTTCACAAAATTTATCTAATACTTTTACAATCTTTCTAGTATCAGTTTTATCTTTAAATATTTTATCAACAACTGCACCTAGTTTTACATAGATTGAATCAGTATCAGAAGCTACAACATAAGTTACATTTTTACTTTTAAGCAATTTATTTAAGAACTCATTTACATCTCTTTCAATCCATCTAATTGCCAACTGACCTGCCATAGTAATACCTTCAGCATGGCGAACATCAAAGTATCTAAAGTATTGATTACCAATTGCACCATAAGCACTATTCAAAGCAATCTTTCTTGCAAGTTGAATATTATGATTGGCTGCAATATCATTTAATAATCTTTTATCGCCAGTTTCTTGATACAAAGATTTTGCTTCTAACATTTTCTTTTTGTATATCACTCGTTCTTTATATAACTTATCCATTAACTCAGGAAGAAAACCTCGTTTGTCTGTTCTAAACATGGCACCATTAGGTGTTATAGTTTTATTATCAAGGTCAGCAGAATCCAATATAGCACCATCTAACATTTTATTTACACTCACTAAATTAGGATCATAACCGACCATAGTTTCTGGTGATATATTATACTGCATAATTAAATGAGGATACAAACTATTCAAATCAAAACTACAAATCCAATCATGAAAACCTACAACTGGATCTTTCACATATGCACCTTCATATGCTCTTGACTTTTCAGATTCCTTGTTGGCAGGTGTGACTATATTTTTTTCTTTGAGATAATTAAATATAATAGTATCCCACATACGAACTTGAGCATAACAATCTTGATAATTAACTTTTGCTTCATACGCCATAGTTAAATGTAACTCAATCAGTTTCATCTTATCTTCTAACTTATCAACTAACTCAACGTCTTGAATATTATACTCTACAAATAATTGATAATCGTTTTGATAAAACTCTTTGAAAGTATCATATGGATTTTCAGTTTTACTTTCATTCAATTCTACTTGACCAATATAATCTAGTTTATAA